GTGACATACTGGCCGACTTCATAGCCATCGTCCGCCGTGCCCGTCGCGCCGGTCACGTTAATATGCGTGATGCCGGCCTTCGAGCCCTTGGGATAGATTCCCTTGAAGCCCATCGGGTGCCAGACGATCAGCGCGATCGAGCTGTTGTCCGTGCCCGTGCCGCCGCCGTCGATCATCTGATCCTTCGTCGCGCCCGAGAAGCTGTTGTAGCGCGGGAACATGCCCGTGTATTGCTGCGGGCTAGACCCGGCGTTGCCGTAGAAGATGCACTGCGCATTGGCCTGGCCCAGCGCTTCATAGAAAGCCGAGGCTTCGGTGAGGCGATAGTTGTCGGGATTGCCCGACATCATCGCGGCCTGACGATCGATATCGCTCTGGCCTTCGAACCAGGCGACACCTTCATCGATCTGGGCGACGCGGCTCTTCGAGCGCGGAACGCCCTGGTTGAGCCCGCGAGCAAAGACCGTGGGCAGGCCAGTGCGGACCGTGGTGCGCTCGCCGGTCGGCAGATTGCCTTCCTCCCAGAGCTGATCCTCGAGGACTTCGTTCTGCTGCGAGAGCCATTCACCGATGACCGCGATCTTGCCATCGGGATCGAGGCGGGCGGTGAGATCGGCCAGCGTGTGGAGCTGCGTACCGAGAAGCGTCATGTCTTATCCCTTCCTTCCATAGAATTTTTCGGCCGCGGAGCGTTCCTGCGCACCGCCCGCGGCGCCGGGCACGCTGGCCTCGGACAGCGCGCGGCCCGCGCCGGCGATGACGCGGGTCAGCAGCGGATGATCGCCGAGCCCGCTTTCGTTGAGGAATTGCGAGAGTTGCGCGCGTTCCTCGGCCTTGGGCACGAAATGTGCGAACGCCTTGGCTGCATAGGCCTGGCTTTCCTTGAGCTTCGTCCCGCCGACTTCGGGATCGGCCTGCAGGTCGCGCGCGAGATTCGCGCGGAGTTGCGCTCCGGCGTCGTCGATCGCTTTGACGGCACGCTCTTCGATCTTAGGCGCGACCTTGGATGCGAATATCCCGACCACGGCCTCGGCGCCTTTCTGGCTCAGATCCATGCCCTTGAGATCGTCTTTGACCAGGTCGAACATCTCGGCGTCGAACTCGACGCCCTCGGGCATCGTGAACGCAGCGGTGTCATAATCCTCGGGTGCGCCGACGATCGAGACATCGCCCGCATCGCCCTTGTCGTCATCTTCTTTGCCGTCCGCGGCCTTGCCCGCAGCTCCGGCAGCTGCGCCGCCAGCGCCATCTGCGTCCTCTTTGCCCTCGGCCGCGGCGCCATCACCGGCGCCAGCGTCACCATCGCCGCTCGCTCCCGAATCTGCGCCAGCGCTATCCGCCGCAGCGGCGCCCAGCGCCGAGGTTCCGGCACCATCAGCGCCCGCCGCGCCCTCAGCAGCGGCACCGGTCCCGGTGTCACCGCCATCACCGGCATGTTCGTCGGGCGCGCGCATGGCGCGGCCCATCTGCCGTTCGATCGGCGACAGGCCAGCGCCGCTCAGAAGGCGGATTCGGGTGGAACGGCGGTTACTCAGCGGGGTCTTGATCATGGTTGGCTCCTTTGGGGGGTGTGAGTTGCTTCCCGGCTTCGATGGCGATTGCGATCACATCATCCGGTTCCGCGGGCGTCGCGGAGAACCAGCCGAGAATTTCCAACCCCAAGGAGCGCTTGCCTTCGGTGAAAAGGCGTTGCTGCTCTTCGCGAGTGAAGCGGGTGATACCGCTGGCCCTGTAAATCTCAAAAAGGGCGAGCCGGAACTCGGGGCGGGCGATCAATGCGTCGCGCGCGGCGCGCCATTCGGCGGATCCGCGCGACATCAGTAGCGGGCCTGTTCGTTCGACATTTCGGCGATATTCATTGCCGCCGTCGTGGCATCCTTCGCGGGCTGCGCCAGCTGTGCCATCTGAGCCATCTGCTCTTGCTGGGCCCGGGCGTCGCGGATCCGCTGCACCGCGGCGGTGTCGCGAATTGCCTTGGCCGGCATGTTCGCCCGCTCGGCATAGTCCTCGACGATCGCATCGGGGTCGATCTTGTCGAGCACCTGCGGCCCGAAGATCGACCCGAGATTGCCGACGAAGCCCACGACACGCTCGGTTGTCGAAAGCCCGAGCATCTTCTGCGCCATGGCGAGAACCGAGACGAACTCGACCTTGAGCTCGCGGCCCTGCAATTCCTCGGGCGCGGGCGGGATCAGACCACCGCGGCGCGCAATGCCGATCATGCGGTTGACCGCAACGGGGAGCATGTCGTCATTCACCATCTCGACCACCGGGCCGATCTGCGACAGCTTCTCTTCGTTCCGGCTCACGAGCTCTTCGACGTTTCGCGGCTGCACGCCTGGCATGTTCGTGATCGCCATGAACAGATCCGCGAAGGTCAGGCGATCGATCTTGTCGTGAAGCCGCTGGATCTTGTTCGCCGCAGCGGTGAGCGCGAGCGGGTTCACCTCATAGATCGGCTTCGCGGCTTGCACGGTCGACATATCCGCGACGTAGGTGTGGGCCCCGGGCCGCATGTCGAGATCGCGGGCCGGGCCGACCGTGGGCGGCTTGGACAGAAGGTCGAACATCGACTGTTCGCGCAGGTTGATCAGAGCGAGCTCGCGCAGATCGCCGAGGCAGTCATGCCCGACACCACGGCCATAGGATGTCGGGCTATTGTCGCTCGTGTCCCAGCGGGGCGCCCAGAACGGTTGCTCGCTGAACCGCTTCGCCTCGAGCAGCGCCGACTTGCGATCGTCGTTGCAATCCCAGATCGTCGAATCCCACGCATCGGTCGCACCGGGCTCGATAAGCTGTTTGCACTGAACGATGTGGTTATAGTCCGAATTGTCCCACTTCATTTTTACCTGGGGCGAGACGGCCGACCAGTCATAGGCGCCGCCGGGGCGGCCCACGAACCGCTTCACGACCTGGTCGACCGTCATGGGGCAATTGCGCACCATCGTGTCGACGTTGAAGGAATCGCTGAGCCCGAGCCAATAGGTGCCGATCCCGAGCCCCAGGCAGGGCGCGATATCGACGGGATGCTCGCTCATGATGCCGGACGCCGGGCCGAAGCGCGCCATCGATCCGTAATTCTGCCGCGCGACCTGGTAGAAATTTGACGCGTCGAACAGGGCGTAGATCAGTGATTGGAACGCATCGAGCCACTCGCGCGCGACCTGGTACTGGTTGAGCTCGGGATCCGAGAACTTGAACTCGATCCACGGGCGGTTCGGCGACGACAGGCCGGAGTACATGCCGGACTGCACCGTGCGGAACGCGAGGATCGGGTGGCTGTCGATCAGCTGGCGCATCTTCGGCCGCTGATTGCCCTGGGCATTGATCGACAGGCTCGGCAATGCGCCATAGCCCGAGAAATCCGCGATGCTGTACCAGTCGTTTTCGCAATCCGAGCGCGTTCCTTTGAGCGCCTTCATCACCTTTTCGGCATGTTCGCGGCGCGTCCGCTCGCCCTTCGGCGCGTTGGCCGGGGGTGATTTGAGGCTAAGCGTCTCAGCCACCGAGCGTCGACGTCGTCATCGGCGTGTTGGCGCTGGGCCCGGCGCTCGACATGAGGGCCGCATAGCCGCGGCGCCGGCGCATCGGGTCATCGACCATGCCCGGCACCTTGCTCTCGGGCGCCTTCATCGCCTGCCGCTGGGCCGGGGGAGGCGGAACGTCAGGGGCTTTGGGCATACACATGCGCGGGATCACCTTTCCCGCGGGACGCTATTTCAGCGGCCATCGGCGCTCAAAATCAGCGCAGGTCGTTGTAGGGATTATAGGGGGGCTTCGGCTCTGCCTCGTAAAGACGCCGCTCGACAAAGCGGCAATGCCGACAGGTCCGCTCCTGTTGCTGCCCTTTGTCGACCTCGCGCCATTCGTGGAAGCTGTGGAGCCCGATCCGGCAATTCTCGTTCATCGGTTCAGATCTGCATAGGGGTCATAGGACTTGCGCGTCATGGCCTGCGCCAGCGCCTCGACGGTTTCAGTTTTCATCGTTTCAATATTGGCCATCAATACGGCGTCTCCCTCGTCGGGTGATCGTCCGAGCTCGGCCTTCATGTCGTCCTTCGACAACACCTGGATCAGAGTCTTCTTCGACCCTTTGACCGGTTTCCACTTATAGGCGCACAGATCCGCCTTAAGCGATGGCCGCGGCGGCAGCGCGATAGGCGACGGGTTCATAGGATCCAGCGCCTCACGCATCCGCCATGCCAGCTCCGCGCGAAGGTTGAAGAAGCCGAACTGACCATCAGACGTCGTTGCGGTTGAGGCACGCGACGAATTCACACCGATAACCTGCACCTCGTCCTCGACCAGCACGTTATAGACCGTCAAGCCCCAGCCGATCAGGTCGACATGAACTGGTGCGCGATCACGGCGATGGAGCATGACCTTCGAAGCCCCTACGCGGCCGGCAGTCTTCTGCGGGATTTCATATCCCGGGATCAGCACCAGCTCGTCGAACCATGTCCCGTGCCTGGGGGAGATGACGAAGTTGTCGCTGCCCCCGCACGCGACGTCCACGCCCATGCTGTCCATCGGGCCTTTGCCGTTGGGTCGCGGTTCCCAACGAGCCATGGCTTCATCTACCCACGTCGTCGGGATCACCTGCCATTCGTCGTCTTCGACGCCAGCATTGAAATCGCCTTCGAGCATCTGCGATCGCAGGGGCTCGGGCAGCGCCTGCAGGGTTTGGATATAACCCGAGCGAACGTAGAAATAATTGTCGCGCGTACGCGATGGGATGAACGTCCGCGACGTCGGCTGGATCACCTTTTCCGGGGAGAACTCGGTCGGGTCGAAGTCATAGAGCGGCTCGCCGCGGAACAGCACGAAGGGCCTATTGTCGTCACACTCGACGTCCTTACCCTTGATCGTCGTGAACCAACGCAGCTCGCCGGGCTTTGCCGGATTGGGGTGCTTGTCATCAAGCCAAGGCCCGAAGAACGGAATGACCCACCGGCCCGCAGCTGTCGTCGGCGGGTTCATCGTCATGAGCACGCGGCAGCGCTGCGTCGGATCACTCGATCGCGTCCAGCCCATTGTGAAACGCACCTGAAACTCGCGCTGCTCAGTGACCTCGTCGTAGGCTTTCAGGTCGTGCGCGCGGCCCTGCGCCTTCTGGTGATCATCGGCATTGGCGAGGCCGAACAGCTCGATCAGCCGCGGGACATTGCTCACCGTGGTGCGCCAGAAAGATTTCTGACTGTTATAGCCGTCGTGCGATCCGATGATTTCGGCCAGGCGCTGAATGATGCCCTCGGTCTGCGCCTTTTCGTGCCGGAAGATTGCGCTGCGCTGATGCTCGGTAAGCGCAAGGCCCGCGATAAGGTCCGTCTTGCCGCCGCCCGCCGAGCCACCGTAGCCCGTGATAAACGCAAGATTGTCAGCCGCTTCCGATTGACGGCCGACCTGCGCTCGCCAGATATGATGCGAAAGATCATTGTCCAGCAGGCGCCGGATCTCGTCGCGCTCTTCAGGCGTCGCGATCTCCCACATCGCCTCGAGGTAGGCAGGATCAGCAAGCGGTGTCATGTATCGCCACCCTCGGCGGCACGTCGGCGCTCGATGTTCGCAAAGATCGCCGCCAGGCGAGCAGCGCGCCCGACTTCGTCCAGCTTCTCGAGCCCATCCTGATCACGATCGGACGGGGTTTCCTTGAACATACCAAGGTGCCGCGCGACATTCTCGAGCGCCTTGCCCTGGTCGAGCGTCTTGATTTCGAATCCGGATTGCGTGAGCTTCGTGCCCGCATAAAGCAGGCGCGCCGGTCCCGTGAGGCGGCGCGTGTCATGGGCGAAGACATCGGCTCGCCCCTCGCCCATGCACTTCGGGCAATCAGCATGAGGATCGGCGCTGTGGACGAAGCCATAGCCGCCGTCGTTCTTCGGGAGAACGAGCGGAGCAGGCTTCTTGCTCTTCGACTGACTATGCGCGAGCTGCGCCGCTGTCACGGCCTGCGCATATTCCTGATGATCGATCCATTGATATTCGAAGGATTTACCGTGGCAATAACGGCAGCATGTGCGCCGAAATTGGATCACTTCGTTAGGATCGGCTGTCGCGATATCCCACCAGCGCTGCAGCACCATGTCCTGCGTGATTTCGGTACGCTTCGAGCGCTCGGCCATGGCCGCATCGACATATGCCGCGACCTTAGGATTTCTTAGGAGCTTGTTCGCCTCGACGGCGCAGACGTTGTCGCTGCCGGCATAGCCCGCGGCGCGATACGCTCGCGCGCCATTCAGGTCGACGAGATACTCGTCCGCGAACAATTTCTGTTTCAGCGTCAGCCCGCTTTGCGGGTCGCGCGAAGGCCTCGCCGCGCCCTTGGGTTTCGGCGCGGCGGGCTTCTTGTTCTTCTTCGGGGCAGGCGCCCTAGCCAATGCTGGTCTCGGCGCGCGCCGGCAACAGTGCGTCGAGCGAGGATGCGCGGCGCAATGTATGCTCGCCTCCATCCACGAAGATAATCAGGCTCCACACCGCATCCAGGCCGAGTGCTTTGTCGCGTTCTGATTCCGAAACCCATCCGATATCGTCTGGCGCTCCCTCGATTTCGCTTGCTCTCGAGAATGTCAAATGAAGGGCGCGAGCGCCGGGCGGCATGCATGACAGAAGACCGTCCTCAACCGATCCTGCCGCCAGCTTGTCCACTTCTTCAGCCATATCAAATCCTTTCATGTCAGGGGCTGCGCTCAAAAATCTGGGCCGGGATGATGGCGGCACCCCACCGCGCGGCGCGCGCCGCAGAGATCGCATGTCCGGCTATCAACCCGGGGTGGCAGGACAATCGTTCGCACCGCTTCGGCGCGCGCGCGCGACAGGCGGGCCTTGTGCTCGCCCTTCGATATGCCGTTGGGATTGGCGGCCATCGCGCCGCGCAATTTCGCGGCGGTATAGATCGTCAATTTCCGCCGCCGATGGCGGACGGCCGAACGGGTAGACGGCGCGACGCGCGCAGCCGTCACCAGCTTGAGGTAGTTCGTGCCGGTACGGCGGCACCACGCGTTGACCTCGTCGATCACGCGCGCGCTTTCGGCCTCGCTCAGAAGATGCTGCTCGTGCCTCATGCCCCGTTCCGTTCCTCATAGGCTGCGATTGAAAAGGCGTGATCGCTGCGCCGCCAGTTGCTCCACCACTTCGCGGGCCGAAACGGCGTGACCTCGCCGCTCCGGTACCGCACCCGAACCTCGGTATCGGGAAGCACGGGGCGCTCGCCGGGATTGGGGAGAAACGTCATCTCAGGCATCCATCGCCAACTGCACCGGGCGAGCGCGGAAGACGCCGTCATCGTTCTGGCGAAGGAAGCCGCGCTCAACGCCGATCTCACGCAGGCGGAGCGGCAGCGCATCGATCGCGACCTGGTCGAGCGCGCGGAGCTCGAGCGCGCGCATCACGTCATCAAAACGCGCTTGCCGCTCGGCGCGCGCCATCGCCGCTGCCGAGGCCTTGCGCTGCACCGCCTCGTCCTTCCGCTCCCAGCGGTCGAGGATCGCCTTGCATTGCGCGATCGACGGGAACCAGTCGAACTCGTCGAGCACGGCCGACACCATGAATTGCAGCGCCTCATGCGGATATCCGCCGAGCTTGCGCTGATAGAATTTCGTCCGCAGCTTTCCGGTCAGCTCGTCGTCGGCGCGGCGCGGCAGAATGGTCAGGGCACGGATCAGCTCGGCAAACTCGCCTTCACCGCACGGCGGCAGGGGCGGCAAGGGCGCCGCGGCCAGCTGCTCCATCTTCGCCAGCGCCTGATCGTCCAGCCGCAGCGCCGCGATGCCGCGCGATCTGCTCGTCGAGCTCGCGGGCAAATCCGTCGCGATTGTCATGCCCGCCAGAACGTCCGGCCCCAGAGCCTCGCCGATTGCCACCGTTCCCTTTTCCATTGATCGCCGCCTTCATCTCGTCCGTGTCGTAAATCGCGCCCCAGCCCTGCTCGACGCAGGCCTCGAAGATCCTGCCAGGCGGCCAGCCAGTGCGGGCGACAGCGGCATCGATGTCGCGCAGCAACCGCTTGTGCGCCGTCAGGGTGTTGACCATGTCCTTGCGCTTCCGGACGGCGAGGAAATCGGTCCAAACCTGCGGATCGGCCCAGTACGGCCGAGGGAACGGATGCTTGACCCGCCATCCCCACCACGCCGCGACATGAGCCTCGGCCTTCGCGCGCGGAGTAGTATTCTCGGGGGCAGGGGTAGGGGGGTTTGAATTATTATCTTTGGGGGGAAGGGGATGGGGGGCAGTTTCCGCACTTTCCGCATTTTCCACCGGCTCCGGTGGATTTCCGGTGGAATTCCGCTTTATGTTCCTTTTGCGTTCCCGGTCATAGGCCCGGCGCCGCTCGGCGACCGGATCGACCGCCGCCGGCATGGCAGCTTCCATCTCGGCGACCGCCGCGACGATCGCCTCGTGCGGCATCCCGGCCGCGAGCATGTGCTTCAAGGCGGTGGCGATGGTACTCATGTTAACGCAGTGGCTCCGCCAGGTCCGGCCGTCCGATCCGCTCGGCGATCTCGATCGTCGTGGCGCGGATACGCGCGCGCTCGTTGCCATGACGCGTGGCAGCCAGGGCGCGGCCGGCATCGCTGCTGCTGACCGGCCGGCGGCGACGAAAGAGAGCACGCAGGTTCATGCTGCCATAGCCTCCGGTTGCCAGTTGCAGAGATCGGGCTGGTTCGCCGCGACGAGAGCGCGGGCGACCGGCGGGCAGACGCTGTTGCCGATCGCGCTGATCTGCTCGGCGATCGTCAGCGGCCGCTCGACCCACTTGCCGCGCAGGAACTTCTTCACGACCGGATCGAGGACATAGTCGTCGGGGAAGCCCTGCGCCCGGGCGAGCTCGCGCGGTTTCAGCATGCGCAGGCCTATGTCGACGATGACATAGGTGACCGCGTCTATGGTCACCGTGACGACGGCAAAGCGATCCTTCGTGGTGACCGTCGCGATCGGCTCGGAAAGCCCATGGCCGTCAGACTCATTGCCATAATATTTGATGAGGAAGGCGGCGGTGCGGACCGCGCGCGCCATCGTGTCGGGCGGCAGCGCGCCCTCTTCGATCATCGTTGTCTCGACGATGCGCTGCGTGCAGCCCTTACCTACGATCGTGCTTAGCGGCTTCTCGGGCGGGTGGCCGACCATGCCGGTGTTCGCCTGCTCGAGATGGGCCGCGACGACCGCATGATGCTGGCCGCCAGCGCGCGCCGAGCGCAACGGAGCCTCGGGATTGCCGCTGCCGTTCGTCTTGTCGCTGCCGTAGAAGCTCGACAGGAACGCCGTGACCTGGCCGGTCTTCGCATGCGTCGTCGCCGACGGCGCTGGCTGATCGGCAGGGGCGCCGACAGACTTGCCGTATTGCTGGTCGAGATAGGCCAGCTCGGCCGTCACGGCGCCGTGCTTCCCGCCACCACCGACGACTGTGCCGAGCGGCTTGTCGACATGGGGAACGCGCGGCTCCTGCCCCTTCCGCTCGCCATAGCCCATCTGGATCAGCGTCGCGGCAGCAACGCCGTTTGTGTCCTTCTTCGACGCAGCGATGGTGTGATGCGGCTGGTCGGCCCGGTGATTGCGTCCCCCGTGCTGCCCGTGGGTGATGATCGGCGCGAGCTTGGCCTCGACCATGCCGAGCGGCGTTGCGCCCGCGGGCCGCGCGGGCGAGCCGTTCGCGGTCACCGTCGGCGCCGGATCTGCCATATCCGACCCGACCGCGCCGCCCCGGAACTTGGTGATGTGCGGGGCGATCTCGATGTCCGACACCGCAATCTCGCCCCGATGCGCGCCCGTGATAGTGCGAAACGGCTCCGCGGTGTCGTTGACCCGTATGCTGCCCTGGTGCGTCAGGGGGACGAGAAAGGGCCTTTTTGCGTTCACGACATAGCGCATCACGCCGTGCGCGATCCGACGCTTCGTCGCCTCAGCGAGCTCGCGATCGCGCTCGAAGATCGACGGGCACGGGATGCTCCATTCGATACACTCCGCCGCAGTTCGGTACGGCAGAAGCTTGCCCGCCAGGACGCGGGGATCGTTCGCCGGCCCGTGCGTCGGCTTCGGCCAGACGATGGGCTTTCCGTCGCGGCGGAAGATCATATAGAGACGCTTGCGGCTTGTCGGCGTGCCATATTTGCACGCGATCAGCAGGCGATGCTGCACCCGATAGCCGAGGCGCCGGATGCTCCGCTTGAACCGTTTGAACTCGCGGCCCTTGTGGTCCGGCAGCGGCACGCCGTTGCTGTCGAGCGGCGCGGCATATTCGAACTCTTCGACGTTCTCGAGGTAGCCGACGTCGGGCAACGTCTCTTCGAGCCAGTGGATCACTTCCCAGCAGAGCGCTCGAATCGACCGATCCTTGACAGGCCCGCCCTTCGCCTTGCTGTATTCCTTGCAGTCGGGCGAGAACCATGCGCCGGCCACCGGACGCCCGCGCGTCGCGGTGCGCGGTAGGAAGGGCGTGCGGATATCGGTGCAATGATGCTCCGTATCGGGATGGTTCGCCTTGTGGATCGCGATCGCCGTAGGGCTGTGGTTGATCGCGATATCGACGTCGCGGCCGAGCGCCTGGCCGATGCCGGTGCTCGCGCCGCCGCCGCCCGCGAAGCCGTCGATGAAGAGGGGGTGGAGTTTCATGAGGCCTCCCGATTGCACTCGCGGCACCGGCCGGGCCCGGCGCAGGGGAGGGTCCGGCCGTCAGCCAGCCTAAAGACGTGATGAAGGCGCTCACCGAGTTCGCGGCGCACGTAATCGCGCCGCAGTTCGACGGTGATATCGTCCGACGGGGTGCCGACCTTGACCGCCACCGTCGTCATGCTGCCTGCTCCATGTCGAGCAAGTCGAACAGCGACGGCGTGGCACGCTCTGCGTCGTGGGCGCGGAGAATGCGAACCCCGTCTGCGAAATAGGCCGGGTTCAATTCGCTGGCCCAGCCCACGCGGCCCTTCATCACGGCGCGCAGCGGCACGGTCATCAGCCCGCCGAACGGGTCATAGACGACATCACCAGGGTTGCTGTCGAACTCGATGATCCGGTCGACGATATCAAACTGAAGCGGGCAGAGGTGCATCTCGCGCCCCTTCGCGGCCTGCTCGCCGTTCAGGGTCCGCATCCGCGCCACGTCGCTCCAGACTTCAGGATGCCAAGCATGCGGGGGCAGGAGCGCGAAACCAGGCGGCAAGCTGTTCGCCGCGTCGAGATACTCCGCGACGGCGACGTGCGCGGCATAGTCGTACACCGTCGACACGGCCGCTTCGCGCCATTTCCGATAGATCCCCTTGGCGTCGAGCCCAGCGAATTCTTCCGGGGTTGGAAGCCTGTCGCCGTTGCTGCGCCACTTCGCATGGGCATCGGTCTGCCACCGGCCGCGCGTGTAATCCGCCTTGTCATGGACAACAGGATCATCGGCATAGCCATCGCTATTGTCCGTCGGCGCCTTACGGAAGATCAGGACATATTCCGGCATGCCGACGCTCATCCGCGAGCCGTCCTTGCACTTCTCGGTCCATCCGAGCCGGTAAGTCTGGTTGTTCTCACGCACCACGTCGGTTTCGACCGTGATCATGCCCATGTAGTAGAAGCCGTGGCGCCGATAATGCGCGATGCACTCGGCATGGAACGGGTCAACGGTCTGGAACGACACGCCTTCAAGGCCACCGGGCCGGGTCCGGTCCTTCACATGGACATAGAGCTTCCGGCCCGGACGCAACACGCGCAGCAGCTCGGGCGAGAGATAGTCCATCTGGCGGAAGAAATGGGCGTTGTCGTCGCTGTGACCGAAGTCATTATAGCTCGGGGTGTACTCGTACTGCGTCGAGAATGGCACCGACGTGACGATCAGGCCGACACTGTTCTCGGGCAGCGCCGCGGTCTGGATCACGGTGTCGTTGCGCCAGGCCTTCCAGTCCTCGCCCGCCTCGAACGCCGCGCCGGAGCCGTCCTCCGACGATCGGGCCAGTACGTCCCGCGCGCCCTGCAGGCCAAGGCCATAGGTGCGGATGATCTCCGACATGCGCGCGCGCAGCTCGTCATGCTGTTTCCAGCGCCGCTCGAGTTCGGCGCGCACGTTGCGCTCCGCTTCGGTGTAGATAATGTCGATCAGGACGTCATGCTCCTGGCCGAAGCGGTCGACACGGTGGATGGCCTGAATGAAGTCGCGGAACTTGAAGCCGATGCCGGAGAATATCTCCCACCAGCAATGCCGCTGCAGGTTCCCGCCCGCGCCCGCGATAACGGGCTTGGTCGACAGTTCCTGCACCGTGCCGGACTTGAACCCTTCGAAGGCGCGGGCCCGCTCTTCCGTATCCTGCGATCCATAGATGCTGACCACGCCCGGGATCGCGGCCTCGATCGCGAGGCGCTCGGCCTCGAGATCGTGCCAGATCAGGCGATGTGCATCGGGGTTCTCCGCGCGCAGCTCCATGACCTTCGCGAGACGAATGTCGATTGTATCGCGCTTCTCGCGGCTCGCCTCGACCACGCCGATCGCATCGGTCTTGAGCAGCTTGCCTTGCCCGTCCTTTTCGGTACCGGCCGTGCTGTGGTCCGAAGCAACCTCGTGCCACCGGACCCGGATCGGCGGGCGGGAATAGCCCTCGTCGCTGTGGCCAAGGTCGGAGGGCTTTTGCACGATCGCGGCCCACGAATTGACCCAGAGCCAGAATTCATCCTCCTTGTGCGGGTGGATCGTGAGCTGGTCCGCTTTCTCGCTGTTGCGCTTGAAGAACCGTGTTTTCGCCTGACCCACGTCCATGACGCCGAGGAACGCGGCATAGGCGAGAAGCTCGATATATTCGTTCGGGCTCGGTGTCGCCGTTGCGCAGAAGCGATAGCGTACCCCGTCGGTGCGTATCCCGGACTTGCGATCGTCGCCCGCGATCGTCGCCATGAATTCGCGGAACGTCTTGGTCCCGCCGAACCCGCGCAGGCAGTCCGCTTCGTCGAGCGCAACGGCGGTGAAGCGCCGCACGTCGATCTTGCCCTCGCGCACGCTCTCATAATTCGTGATGAAGGTGCCGACAAACCCGGCCGCGATGGAGCCTTCGATCTCCGCGTCGCTTCGGACAAAGCGCAGCGCATCACCGATGCGCTTGGCGTCCTCGTCGAACGTGCCTTCAAGGATCACGTTGAGCGGCGCGATCTGTAGCGCGAGCCCGCCTTCCATGATCCGCACAAGGCGCAGGAGCTCGAGCTGCATGATCGTCTTGTGCAGGCCGAAATCAGCGAAGATCGCGCGCCGGCCACCCCGCGCGGCCCACTCCACGATATCGCGGCAATGCGGCTTGAGCGCGGGATGGATCAGGTCGGGCGGGAGGATCAGGCCGACATCGGCCGCGGTCACGGTCTTGGCCGCAATGAATTCGAGATACGGGATCATCAATGCCTCACAAATTCGACGACGCGGTCCATGGTCCAGCAGAGCCCGCAGGTTCCGCAGCAATCCGTGGCATCGGTCTGGACGGGGCAGAGGACATGCTGGCTGTCCGCCGCAGTGTTGATCACGAGGGAGCCGCGGCCGTCCTCGTCGGTGCCGGAGAAGCGAACGCGAAACCGGTCATGATAGTGGAAGTTGATGTCGAGCAGCGCGGCGCCGATCTCGCTGTCCATGGCGTGAGCCGTGAAGCCGAACACGCGGAGCGCCGGGAAGCAGTCCATCGCGCCGCGCCAGAAATCGACGTAGAGCGAGGAATAGAAATCGCCCAGGACGTGCAGCCGCACCACGAACCCGGCGGGGTGAGAATCCTGCAGCGCGGCCAATTCCTCGGCGAGCTTGCGCTCGAGCACTTCGTCGCCGATGTGGCGCCGGGCATAATGCATGTGGTTGCCGTAGCAGCTGGCCCACTCGCCGCAGGTCCGGGGGCAGTGAGAGCGTTCCTCGAGCGTGAGGGTGAAGATTGGCATGCCGCGCCACCGGCCCTTGGTCACGGCCTTGCCAATCTTCCGGCTGTTCACCCCGCTCACCAGGACGCGAGGCGACATCGAGGAATGCACCACGGTGCCCGGGAACAGCGAGCGCGCCTCGGTCACGGCGGCGTGATCATCGGCGAGGACGATCGCACCGCGCGCGCCCTTCGGCTTGACGTGCCGTTTCAGCGGCCCGCCATGCGGCATATGCCGCGGCTTGTAGGCGCGCGCCGCCGGCACCGTCAGGCGGCCGTGTCGAAGTCGAAGCTGGCCTGCATGCCGAGCGCCGACAGATAGACGTCGAGCACCGCCTCCATTTCCTTGCGGTCATGGGCGGGCATCTTGCGCAGGCGAATAACCTGGCGCATGATTTTCGGGTCGTAGCCCTGCGATTTCGCTTCGAGATAGACGTCGCGAACGTCGGCGGCGAGGCCCTTCTTCTCTTCTTCAAGGCGCTCGATCCGCTCGATCAGCAGGCGCAGTTGATTGTCCGAAACCGTGGCTTCGCTCATGGCTTTCGCTCCTTTGACTGCCCCGGCGGGGCGTAATGTTCGGGACTGGGCGCCGGATCAGGGCGCCGGCAGACTTTCGGGTCGCGTCATGCGGCCTCCTTCTGGCGAAGGCCGCAGTCCGTGCGGGTGCAACTCGTTACGGTCGGATCGTCGGCGCGCCGCTCGCACGCGGCACACAGCGATGCATGAGCCAGCCCCGTCCATGCCTGCATCGGCACGGCGCCGCCGGTCTTGGCCTCGATATTGGCCGCGACGTCGAGCGTGGGGCGCAACTTGCCGTTGCGAATGCGGTTGACCGTGGTGCGATCCTTGTCGATCAGCGCGCCGAACTCGGCGTCAGAGACGTTCGCTTCGGTGAGGAATTTGTCGAGCGGCGTGGTCATGGGCGAAATATGTGCGAATAACGCACCGTGTCAACCATAAAAAGTGCGCACTACGCACACGCTTTGTTAGTGCGTATCGTGCACACCCCGCACATGGATACGGAATGGTTCAAGGCGCGCAAAAAGGCGCTCAAGGTCACCGACGCGGGGATCGCGGCAGAGATGCACGTCGATCGGACGCGCGTAACGCGGATGCTCAACGGCGAGAGCGAGCTATCCCTGCGTCGCGTCGAGATCCTCGCGCGCATGCTGCAGGTGTCGCGCGAAGAGATCATGCGCCGCGCCGGGATTACCGAGCCCGCGCCGGAGCCCCAGGCGCTCGACATGGCGCGCGCCCCGGATCAGCTTCCCACGCGCAGCGCTTATTCCGACGTCGGGCCGGTGCAGCTGCGCCGCGTCAATCTCGAGCTCGCCATGGGCGCGGGCACCAATCTCGACGACTGGATCGAGGAAGAGCCTTACGCGTTCGACGCGAGCAACTTGAGGCGCATCACCACGACGCCGCCGCACCTGCTGCTGATCGGCAAGGGAATTGGCGACAGCATGGAGCCCACGATCGGGAGCCATGACGATGTAATGATCAACCTCGCCGAGAACGAGCTGGGCCGCCTCGACGGGATCTACGCCATCACGATCGACGGCGCCGGTGCGATCAAGCGCCTCGCACCGGCCGGGGAGGGCATGGTCGAGGTTATTTCCGACAACCCGAACCATCCCAACCGCGTCCGCACATTCCCGCGCAGCGATATCCGGATCATCGGCCGCATCCCTTGGTCCGCGCGGCGGCACTGAGTTGCAGCACAGTGGCGCGCGCGATATCGTCGCGCCGTGCCGCCCCCTATCACCTTGCCCATTGTCGGGACGCAATACCCGAACAAGAGCCCGAAGGGGCCGACGCGCCTTTTCGCGCTCGAGCTTTGCGAGCCGGGCGACCATGTCGAGCTCCGGCAGGAGCCGGACAACCCGCACGACGAACATGCCATCGCGGTGCATAACGCGCAGGGCATGATGATGGGTTATATCCCCGCCGGCCGCGCGCCCTATGTCGCGATGCAGATCCGGCGCGGGGCCGTCGCCGCGATATTCCAGGGCAGGGCGGACCAGCGCGGCTATGTCCGCATCGCGTTTGACGGCGAAACACCGGCCCTGCCCCCCGCCCCGGAATCGCAAGCACCGCTGCAGGACTGGTGGCCCGACGAGGAATATCCCGAGGATTACCCCGGCTAGAATTTCGGCGCACATAAAAAAGTGCGGTATACGCACTTTTGGCATTGACTACACTGTGCGCGATATGCACATAAACGCACCAACGGCGCACATCCCGTGGCGCCGCTGCTGCGGAGAATGTGCATGGCCTCGCGCCCCGAAAATGATGAAGTTCGGTTCGACGTCAACCTCGCGTATCTCGCGCTTGCGTTCGCCGCGCTGACGATCATCTTTCCCGCCATCGTGGCGGTGCTGCGGTGAACCGCGCCCCGGCCCTTCACGCATTGCCCGGCGTGCGCACTCGTACCGCGCTGGCGTGCCTCGAGAGCGCGGAACGCGAGCTGCGCCGCGTCAATCTCGCCGCGCTGCGCGGCGACGCCGTGACGCACGTCGCGCCGCACCCCGGCGGGACTTTGATGCGGTTCCGCTCCGGCGCCGCCATCGTGCTGCCTCGCGGCGCTGTGTTAGATGCGGCCGGCGCTCCGGTGATTGCGCCATGATCGCGTCCGTGCCTCGCAAGCGCACCGTCGCCGCGGTGTTGACCTGCGCCGCGATGGCTGGCCTCGCCCTGGGCGCGGTCGACCGCGCCCGCGGCGTCCCGTCCAGCGCTGAACGCCTGTTTCAGAATTCCTCGGCCGATCGTCTCAGCCCCCTGCCGGCCGGGGATAACGGCCGCCGTCCCGGTAGCCTCCACTCCGGGGCGGCGGCCAACCTTGGATCCGCATCATGATGGTGAGCCGCGCCGAATCGACGCTGCACGCCGCGGAACAGCTGCGCCAGCGCCTCGCGGGCGAGGGACGGCACCGCGACGCCGAGATCCTGCGCGCGCTCTGCGCCAGCCTGCGCGCCAGTCGTCAGACGAACCGGCTGCTCCATGCCGACAACCAGGCGCTCAAGGAAGGCAAGCCCGATGGCGGGGCGATCGACATGGACTACCCCGCCCGGGCCCGCGCCAAGATCGCGGAGATCCACGCCGCGCTTCCGGCCGATGCGCCGTTCAGCATGCGCGTGAGCGCGCTGCGGCGCGGCTATCCGTTCGGCGAGCGCCGTTACTGGCCCTACCAGGCATGGCTCCAGGAGCGGCGCCGCTACCTGCGGAAATATGACCCGGCCACGCCGCTGGGCGAGCTGTTTCAACAAGATCCTCCCGGGCTCTTTGCCCCCCCGCAGCCGGGAGTTCCTGCCGCCGTCGCGCCTAATTCGCCCCTCTCTGGCGCGACGGCGGCTTTTTCGGGAGAAGAAGCATGACGACGACTTACACCGCGGCGCGCGCGAAGCGCCTTATCCTCGACGGCAAACTGGCGGCCAATGCCAAGGTCGAAGGTGATCTCGACCTCAGCGGCACGAGCATCACCGCGCTGCCCGAAGGCCTGACGGTCGGCGGCGGGCTCTACCTCAGCGGCACGAGCATCACCGCGCTGCCCGAAGGCCTGACGGTCGGCGGCGGGCTCGACCTCCGCGGCACGAGCATCACCGCGCTGCCCGAAGGCCTGACGGTCGGCGGCGGGCTCGACCTCAGCGGCACGAGCATCACCGCGCTGCCCGAAGGCCTGACGGTCGGCGGCGGGCTCGACCTCAGCGGCACGAGCATCACCGCGCTGCCCGAAGGCCTGACGGTCGGCGGCGGGCTCTACCTCCGCGGCACGAGCATCACCGCGCTGCCCGAAGGCCTGACGGTCGGCGGCGGGCTCTACCTCAGCGGCACGAGCATCACCGCGCTGCCCGA